CCCGTTGGTCCCGCTGGCCCCGCTGGTCCCGCTGGCCCCGCTGCATCGATCACTAAAGCCGCACACGTGGACCCGACCGCCGGTACCATCGCTGACATCGTGACCGCACTGGTCGACGCCGGCCTCATGGCCGAAGCCTAACCCCGATAAAACCCCAACAGGGCCTTATCCACTACAATCGTGGATAGGGCCCTTACCTTTTGGAGGAACAATGATACTAGACGACACCATCATCACCCAAGTCGGCGAAACCGCCTACACGACATGGAAAGACGCCGCACTCGCAGACCTAGCCAACATGCTCTGCATGTCCACACTGGACGAGACGACGGACACTCTCACATGCCTCGTCAGCGACGACGGCCGACACGTACCCCTACCCTCATGGTATTCCGAAGTAACCGACGTGGAATCCACGTACGGCCACAGTCTCGAATACACTATCAACTACGCCAAACCAGACGGCTGCACCCCGGAAACGAAATACGCGAACACACTCACCCTCACCACCACATACCTACCCGGTATGCCGGTCACCATCACCGGCACCCACGGATTCAACCGACTACCAAAACCCCTATCCGGCATTCTCACGGCCATCATCCAAACCGACCAGTCAACAGCCGACCAGTCGGACCGCATCACCTCAAAGAAAATCGAAGACGTAAGCGTCACCTACGCCACCAGCACGCAAACCACACTCGAACACGCACTCGCCCCATACCTCGCACTGATCAACCAGTGGAGCCTCTGCCACGCCACCAACAGTGGCGGCCTCCTCAGCATGCCAACCCAACACCACGACCTACCATGGTGGATGAACGAACAAGACCTAGAAAGCAATAATTATGCCATCATGTGACCCATTCCAACTCTTCCCCAACCAAACCCAACCGGCCACCCTCTGGAGATACACGGCACCCGGCCTTGACAACATCAAACTCGCCGACGTGAAAACAATCATCAAACACTCGACGCAAACCAACCAACCCACAGAATACGCGAGCCGCATCTCCACCCGACGTTTCCACATCCAACCGGACACACTCCCCGAACACCTCCGGAAAGACATGGAAACATGGCCCGACCTCATCATCACCCTCGCCAACGGCCGCACCTACCAAGTCGAACAAGCCAGCCGAGGAGACGACATGACCACCGGCACCACCCAATTCATCACCATCACAGCCCACCCCTACGGCAGGAACAGCCTATGAGCTACCAACTCAAAACCACCGCCTCATGGGTCCGTAAACTCTCCACACAACAACTCAACAAAGGCGGAACCCGCATGATGACAGACATACTCCGCATGGCCCGCCAAAACGCGCCAGTCAAAACCGGAGCCCTACGCAACAGCGGCCGCTTCCAACAAGCCGGCACACTCCACTGGCGCGTCACATTCGGCAACAATCGCGTACCATACGCCCGCCTCCGCGAACACAAAAACCGCCTCCACCCAAACACCACCCGCTACCTAGAACGCGCAGCCACCACCGCAAACAACAAAATCAAAACCTACTTCAACCTCTAAGGACACACCATGATAGACCTAGCAGTATGCATGACCCTCCAAAACGAAGGCTACGGCACCTACGGCAAAAACCTCTTCTTCGGCACCAGCCCCGTCCTCGACACCGGCACCGTCACCAGCCAAGAAGGAATATGGGTCAACGCCAACACCGTCGACATCAACGGCGACCTCTACACCGACCAAATCACCATCAGCAGCCGCTACGACGACGTACTCACCCAAGGCCGCCTCATGCTCCACCTACTCCACTACATCAACAACAAACTCCCCCACTACTGCCAACTCACATGCCAACCAATCACCAACATCACCTACGAAAGCATCCGCACACACCCAGCAACAGCCATCGACTTCGACGCCATCGACCACGAAGGCCACTGGGTCAAAAGCATTCGCTTCCAAATCGACTACAAGCTCAACCCCACCACACTGTAAAATAGATACAGCCGCCAACCATTCTGAAAGGAAACAAAAATGGCATCATACCCACTGATCGGCAAGAAAACCGTCTACATCGACGACATGATCATCCCCCCGGACTACATTCAGGACGAAGTAGGCACCATCACCCTAACCCCAAGCACCACCGAAATCGCCTCACAATCCGGCACCATCAAAGTACCCAACGGCAGCTACGACGAACTCAGCTTCGAACTCAACATCATCTGCCCAAGCGTCCGATTCCTCGGCATGCTATTCCCCGAACTCTACCACAACGCCTCATTCAAACGAATCATCAGCGGAAGCCTAAGCGAAACCGGCCAAGTCCGATTCGGCGGCAACGAATGCGTCAGCAACACACCACGCGACATCATCATCCACAACGTCTGCGACGGCCAATCAAGCGCACAAGACTTCCGCATCCCCCACGCCCTCATCACCGCAGGCGGCGAATTCAAAATCAGCCTCAGCGACCCATTCATCGTCACCCTCAGCGGCACCATGACCCCCGGAAGCGAAGGCGCAGTCATCATGGGCGAACTCGACCTAACCACCCCAAGCCACTACGACGAACCCACCGGAACCATCAAACCAGATGAAAGTTCGATCACTGAACTAAAGGCCACGCCATCCACCATCACCGGCAAGGCCGACGACACGGTGAAAGTCAACCTGACCGCCCTCCCGAACGGTGCAACCGGCGACATCACCGCCACCGTCGACACCGAAGGGTTGGCCGAAGCAACCGACAATGGCGACGGCACGTGGAACGTCACCCTGAAGCAGGTTGGCTCCGGTACCGTCACTTTCAATTCTGGGTCCGTGCAGGCTGTCGTCAACGTCAACGTGACAGCCTGACCAAGGATAAAAAAATGCGCCCGTCGTGAAAGAAAGGCAAAGAACACGACGGACGCTGAATCACATGGTCTCCTAAGCAAAGGAACCAGTCACCATGATACGACACGATCGAATGGAGTACAAGCAATGGCAACCCCAATCCTTGACATCGACACTCGCAAGTCTTTCCGTACCCTCACCGTCAAACTTGATGGTGTCGTCTACACCATGCGTCCCCTCGGGTCGAAAGACATGCTCACCATCCTTGACAATGCCGAAGCGCTCGATAAGCTCTCTACTGGCAAAATGACGCGTGAAACCTTGGAAGTCGCGGAAACCGTCATCTTCCCGCTAGTCGCCGACCTCATGACCCCCGGCAACGCTTTCCGCGAATGGGCGGAACAAGTCAAAACCCGTAGCGACCTCGCCTACTGGCGGGCGATGACCGCCCTCTGCAAGCTCATGAGCCAGAACCTCGACATCAGCATCAAAGGCGAATAATCCATGAAATCATGGGATGAGCTCATCACTCCGGAAGAGAAGGAGCGGATGAGCAAATACAAGCGGAAGGAGACAACCCGTAAGGCGTCTCCCTCCGCTCGTATCCTAGCCGAACTCGGCACCCTGTACGGGTGGACTGCTGTCCGGGATGCTCTCGAAAACAATATTTCCCCGAGCCTCATGCTTAACCTAGTCAAAGAAGGCCGCCACCTCCACAACATTCGCTTGGCCGAACAATACCGTCTCACCTTTGAATGCCTCACGAGCGCATTCAGCAAACACGGAGACCAGCGAATCAGCCACATAATCAACGACCTCGGAAAGGATTAAACGATGGCGGACAGCACGCTCACCCTCGACGCTGAAATCAACACCTCGGATTGGGAAGCCGGCGTTAAAACCATCCAAACTGGTAGCCGACAGATAGAACAATCCGCCAGTCAAGCCAGCGAAGGCATGGACCAGATCGACAAGGCTTCCAATAAGGCTTCCGGTGGTACCGGTAAATTCGCAGCCATCGCTGGAGCTATGGGCGGTTTGGTTTCTACCGGTGTCAGTATGGCCGTGGACGCGATCTCGGATCTTAGCGGGGACATTATCGAGGCTTCCGATTCGGCTCAGAAATTCGCGAGCACGCTAAGTTTCGCCGGCTTGGACACGAACACTATCGACCGGTTGACCGCTTCGACGCAGAAGTATGCGGATCAGACGGTGTACGACTTGTCCGACATTCGTAACACGACCGCACAGTTAGCTGCGAACGGTGTAGACAATTACGCGAATTTGGCCGAAGCGGCAGGCAATCTGAACGCCGTGGCCGGTGGTAACGCGGATACATTCCGTTCAGTCGGCATGGTGTTGACCCAGACGGCCGGTGCGGGCAAACTCACCACTGAAAACTGGAATCAGCTCTCAGACGCGATTCCGGGTGCTTCGGGCAAGCTTCAGGAAGCCATGAAGAAGAACGGCGCGTACACGGGTGACTTCCGTGACGCGATGGCTAAGGGCGAGATCACCGCCGAGGAATTCAACAAGGCCGTCATGGATTTGGGTATGACGGACGCGGCGAAGGAAGCGGCGACCAGTACCAGTACTATCGAGGGTGCGATGGGCAACTTGGAAGCTTCCGTCGTGAATGTGGGCGTGCAACTCTTGGACTCGTTCAAAGGCCCGTTGACTGAAGGTATGAGCGCTCTCGCCGAGGGCATCGGCAGTCTGCCGGCAATGTTCACCGGCTTGGTACAGTCGGCCGGTCCGGCTTTGAGTCAGATGGGTAAAGTGTTCCAGTCGTCGTTTGCTCCGGTCGGTAAGATCGTGTCCGGTCAACTGTTGCCCGCCTTGCAACCGTTCATGCAAGCTTGTCAGAATCTGGGTAGTGCGATCATGCCTGTCTTGAATGCCGCTTTCCAAGCGTTCACACCGGTATTGGGCTCACTGGTCGCGAAGCTTACCGAGGTTGGGGCTACGATCATGACCACTGTCACGCCGGTCATTAACAATATGGCTGCCGTGGTGCAAGCCGCACTGCCAACCATTCAGGCTGCGTTCACGACGGTCGCCGCATCCATTCAAGGGGTTATCGACGCGGTGTTCCCGTATATTCAAACGGTGATCACGAGTGCCATGAACGTCATCAATGCGATCATCACCACGGTCCTGTCGGCCGTGCAAGGCGACTGGAATGGCGTATGGAATGGTATCGGCAACCTTGTCTCGACGGTATGGAATGGTATCAAAGCCAACGTGTCAGCCGGTATCAACGCTGTTTCAGGCGTGATCAGTTCGGTTATGGGCTCTATCAGCGCGTATTGGACTGGTGTGTGGAATGCAGTCAATGGTCTTGTAGGCAGTGCTTGGAACGGGATCACCAGCGCCGTGTCGAATGGTGTCAACAATGTCATGAACACTGTGAAAGGCATCGGAGGTAAGATCAAAGGCGCGTTCAACGGGGCCGGTAATTGGCTGTTGGATGCGGGCAAGAACATCATCATGGGCTTGGTGAACGGTATCAAGAACGCGATCGGCGCGGCCGTGAATGCGGCTAAATCCGCGGCTTCCAATGTCGTGAACGCGGCTAAGAGCGCGTTGGGTATTCATTCCCCGTCCCGAGTGTTCCGTGACGAGGTAGGCAAGATGATCCCGGCAGGCTTGGGTAAGGGCGTGGAAGCGAACATGAGCTTGGCAGTGAATCCTGTGCAACGCATGGTCGCTGATATCATGCCGAATAGTCTGTTGAATGGTCCGGCGAGTCCGCCTGTCTCGTCCCCGGTCTTGGCGAATACGAATAGTGGGCCTCGAGTATCGGCTCCTATCACGGTTAACGCGTCGGATCCGATCATGGCGGCTCGTGAAACGGTACGCATGATTAATTTCGCTTACGTGTAAAGGAGGCTAGTCTAGTCTTATGAGTGTTTTTCCCTTGGATCCCCGTGATATCCAGTTGACGTTGAACGGTTCCCCCTTGTATGGGGTGGACTCGTATGGTTGTGAATGGCATACCACGTTTCAGGACGTGGCCGGCTTGTTCGACGGTGTCGCGTCCACATTGCGTACTGAAAGCAAGACCATGACTGATGGCTGGTATGGTAATCTGCCATGCTTGCAAGGCCGGACCATCACGATCGAAGGGCATATCATCGGCCGATGCACGGAATCATGTATTAACTCGTGGAATGCGTTCAAAAGCGTTCTGGATACTGGCGGAATGCTGTTGACCGCACGATTGGGGGATATCGGCCGTCAGGCACGGGTATGGCAGTCATCTTCCGCCCCGTTGATCAAATGGGATGGGGTGAATATTCTTCGTTTCAGTGTTGGGTTGACGTCTTTGAGCCCGTACTTGTATGGGTTGGATCCGGTGTCCGATAGTACGGGACTGCCGAGTTCGTTTGGTGGGATGCTGTTTCCTTACCATTTCGAGGAGGCTGGCGTGTCCTTGTCGTCTTGGATGTGGAGCGAGGAAGTCGCGTCCGGTCAGGTGGTGTTGAATAACGTTGGTACGGCTCCCAGTCCGGTGATGATCCGTATTGACGGTCCTGTCGTCAACCCGCAGGTATTGCATGTGGGGAGTGGGCATGTTATTGCTTTTGATGTGAGTTTTGGTAGTGGCCATTATGCGACGATCAATGGTGTGACTCATGAGATCCTGATTGATGGGACGGATCCCGCGCGTGGTCGTGTCAAACGTCGTGAGTGGAGTCAGGCGGAAGTCGGATCGAATATTTGGGGTTTCAACGCGAGCGAGTATTCAGCTGCGGCTCGTATGACGGTTTCGTTCTATCCGGCTTACGTGTAAAGGAGGAATGTCATGGGTTCGACTGATGTTTGGAATGGGGTTTCTGTTTTCGGTCGTGGTCGTGTCGTGTGGGATACTGCTGGGTTCCAGTTCCTTGCTGTGTCTCTGACCAGTGGGACCGTGTTGGCGGAGTTTCCGGACTTGCAGGTTTCCAAGCTTTCGTATCGTTTCGAAGAGATTACGAGTGAGACGATGATGCTTCCGTGGCGGAATATTCCGTCCAATTGGGTTGAGGCCACGATCCCGTATGGGGTGGCGATTCTCTTGGTTCGTGGTTCGACGGTATTGTGGGGCGGGATCGTCGTCAAACGCGAACGTACCTTGCAGGAGAGCGGGTTGTCTCTCACCGTGACGACCATCGAACATTATTTGGATAGCGTGTATGTGAAGGATCATACGTATTCGAATCGTGACCAGTGTGAGATTGTGAAGGATCTTGTGTCGAGTACGCTTAGGGGTCACCGGTTCATGCTTTCGGTGGAGGCGTCTCCTAGCCGCATTCATCGTGATAGGACGTATGAGGAGGCTTCCGATAAGACGTTGTTGAGCGTTCTTCAGGAATTGTCGAACGTGCAGAATGGTCCGGAATGGTGTACGTCATGGCAGACCGTTGATGGCGGGTATATGCCGGTTTTGACGGTCGCGGATAGGATAGGTTCGACTGTCCCGGTTACGACGTTTGACGAGAGCGTGATGACATCTTTCAAGATCGTGGAAGATTATACGAACGGTTTTGGGGCGAACATGGTGTGGGCGGTCGGGGATACGACCGGTGAAGACCAGTTGCGTTCCGATACGATGGTGGCTGAACAGTCTTACCGTCCTGTCGTTGAGCATGTGGTCCGGCTGTCGTCGAGTATTACTCGGAAGGAAACTTTGGATGCTCACGCTTCGGCTTCGTTGCGGCAATTGCGGGATGGTACGAATACCATGAGTATGACGTTGAGTTTGTTGGCCGCTCCGATCGTTTACGAGGAGTGGAGGCCCGGGGATGTCGTCGCGTGGACTGTCGCCGATGATGATGGTCGTTTCACTGGTTTCGACCATGGCGAGGCGCGTATCGTCGGTTATGACATTGATTTCAGTGGCGTGTGGACTATTACGCCCACGTTGCAGTAGGAGGTTCTGATGCAAGGTAAGTTCAGGTTTTCGTTGGATGGGGTGGATGCTACCGCCCGTCAGGTCAAGGATGTTCGCCGTCGGTTGGAGGAATTGTTTTCGAGTGTCGGTAAGAGTGTTAGCAGGGTGGCTAGGCGTGTTACCGATGTCGAGAAGGATTTTGAATCGTTGGTTACCGAGCAGAGTCAGGCTGACGCCGGTGAGTCGGATGCGGTGGTGGTGCCAGCGCATGGTGGTACCGGCGTGCGGAACGCGTCCGAGAACACGCTTTCGTTGACGCCTCAGAAGCCGGTTTATTGTCTTTATGATGGCACGTTGGGGGTTGACTGTTCGTCGGTGTATTCGGTGGCGAATGCCACTGATGCTGACGAGTTCGTCCCGGTTGATGCTCTCCGTCAGGTGGAATGGCGGGTGTATTGGTTGAAGGATGATCTGAATCTGAAGCTTGATGATGCACAGCCTGTTATCGGCTTGATTGCGGAAGATTTGGATAATGCCGGGCTTGGTTTTTTCTGCGAGTATGATGCCGACGGGAATCCGACGGGTGTTGATTATCCGAAGTTGAGCGTGGCTGCTTTACGGTTGGCTCAGGAGGCTATGGATGAGGTTGATGAGCTTAGGGTTGAGGTTGCCCGGCTTTCTTCCTTGGTAGGTAAAATGGGTGTGTCCACGTCTGAATGATTGATTGTGAGGAATGACTTATGAGTGATATTGTGTTGCATCCTTTGACCGCTTTGAACGGTGCTCCGACCTACACTGCTGATGATTATAGGCATGTTGTCAACCCGTTCCTGTTCCCGTCCGATGGTTCCGCTTTCGGTGGCGTTCAGGGTGTCCGGTATGGTAGTCCCAGCCCGTTGGCGACGATTGATGGGTTGACTGTTACCGTTAAGCCTCATTGCGGTACCTTACGCCCATGGGAGGTGACTGGCTCGTACACTTATTCGATGGCGGAGCCTATGACGGTGGACGTGCCTGATTCGGAGGGGGATTACAAGATCGTGGTCGCCGCCTATGATCCGAGCTTGTCTCATGGTGAGACTCCGGGCGCTTGGCTGCAGTCGTGGGATGCCAGTACGCCTAACGCGCAGATCAATGGTTTGGTCATTGCTAGGGTCACGGCTGGTGTCGTGTCCGATGTGGCTCCGAAGATCCATGTTGATGGCACGATTGAGGTGAATACTTGGGAGGAGTTGATCGCGATTTGGGTTGTTGATGGGGTCGAGGCCGTTGTTACGAGTACTGGGCTGCGGTATCGTCGTATCGGTGGTGCTTGGTTGTCGTTGACTGATATCCAGTTGAATCCGGGCCAGTGGGCGAAGGATTGGGTTGTCTGGTATAAGTGTTCGATGTCCGGTAATATCGTCAGCCTTGCTGTCAAGGCGACGAGAGGGCCTGAATGGGAGGCGACCGCGTGGACGAGGAGTCAGATTCTCACGTTCCCGGATTATGTGAAGCCTCATTTTGTTGATTTGAACGTTGCTGGGGCCGGTGTTGAATATAGTGGTTTCCAGTTGGATGAGACGGGCTTGTATGTGAGGCCTTTTAGGGATATCACGTATGCGCGGGGTGCGTGGGTCAGTGCGACCATGTCGTGGTCTGTCTGATATGATTGTCGTGGTCGGTCTGATATAAGGAAGCCCCGGTTGTATGCCGGGGCTTTTTCGTATCGTTTTTGGGTTAGAGTGGGCAGATGCGGTCGCGGAGTTCGTCGGGGAGGCTTGGTTTGGGGTAGCGTGTGAGGAATTCCTTGTCTTCGATGATTTCGCAGAATTGGGCGAGCCAGTGGCCTAGTTTGCGGATGTAACCGGTTTCGAGGTCGTTGAGGTGTTGGAGTTCGTCGCGGCTTTCGATGAGTTTGTCTATTTTCTGGTCTTGTGCGTCGATTTGTTTTTTGAGTTCGCCTTGGGCTTCTACGAGGTGTTGGTAGGCGGTGGCGAGGTTGTTGCGTCGTGTGGTGGTGTATGTGATGACTCCGCCTAGTGCGATGCCGAGTAGTCCGAAGAGTGACGATATTAGTTCGTTCATAAGACTAAGTCTATCCTGTGTGGTTTTGATATGCTGGTGGTATGCGTCAGGAATTTATCGAGAACGTCGTGTTGATCCTATTGTCGTCGTTTCTTGTCGTGGTCATGGTGGCGGCTGGCTATCTGCTTGTCACCGGGATTCCGGCTTTTGCCCGGTTTCTTTTCATTGTATGGTATGTTTTGATTGTCTGAAAGGAGCTAAAAATGTCATATGAATATATCACGAAGTATGATAGTCCGAATTATACGAGCGGACGCCCATATGGTATCAAGGCCATCGTGATTCACTGGTGGGGTGACCCGAATACGCATCCGACGTTCGAGGGAGTCATCAATACCCTGTGTAGCCCGTCTCGTGGCGCTTCCGCTCATTATGTGGTCGAATCCGGTCGCGTGGCTTGTATCGTGGATCCGGACGATCGTGCGTGGCATGCCGGTGACGGCGTGGGGGTTCACTCCAAAGGTAATGACATGGGTATCGGTATCGAATGCAATCCCCGCCAGTCCGATGGCGATTATCTGACGGCCGCGCAGTTGATCCGTGACTTGCGTACCGAATATGGTGACCTACCGTTGATTCGCCACCGTGACTGTTATAACACGCAGTGTCCGGGCACGTATGATTTGGATCGTTTGGATCGTTTGTCGCGTGGACTGGTTGCTCCGTCGAATCCGGTTCCTCACCAGCCGGCCACGTCCAATGTGCCGAAGCTTGCGGTGGATGGGTCTTGGGGTCCGGCGACGATGAGGCGTGCTCAGGAAGTTGCCGGCACGTCGGTCGATGGTGTCATGTCCGGTCAGATTCGTTGTCTCGAGAATCAGAACATCGCCTGTTTGGAGGAGGGGACTTCGGGTAGTGATTGGGTTGAGTGGATGTCTCATCGTTTCGGTATTACCGATCGGCCGCGTAATGCGGGCCCTGAGTTCATTCACCGGTTCCTCATGGAGATGAACGGGTACGCTGGTGATGGGATGATTGGTCGGGTTCCGTCTCCGGCTGTCATGGAATTCCAGAAGCGGCTTAATGATGGCCGTATTTTCAACTGATTGAAAGGATTGTTTATGGTTAAGCATGCAGTGTTGGCTGATGACGTGTTGACTGGTGAGCCTACTTCGGAGACCATGATCACGAATGAGTGTGCCGATGGTTCGGATAATTACGTGCCGACTTTTGATGTCAAGACTCGTCGTATGGCGTATTTGGTGTCTGGTTTGGTGGGTATTGCCGGTGCTGTGGCCAGTCTGGTGAGTGCGGTGCCGGGTGTTCCGTCGTGGGTTGCCGTGGCTGGTGGTGCTTGTGCGCTGGTTGGTTCCGGTGTGGCGGGCTTGTTCGGCGTGCATTATGCGGGTGTGAGCCGCTAGTCCGCTTCTGATATGGTAACGCCCCGCGTTTGGCTTGTTCAGCCGTCTGCGGGGCGTTTTTGTTTGTTCTAGAGGCTATTCAGGTGGAAGAAGTGGATGGTGATTGGACTGGTCACGGTGAAATCGTATTCGTCTTCTTCGATGGTGTCGATGGGGGTGGTTTCGACGGTTTCGATGGTGTTGAGGAGGCCGTAGAGGCGCATGAAGCTGTCGAAGTCGTTGATTCCGATGCATCCGAAGGTGGTTTCGAGGCCGAGGTTGTGTTCGTCGAGTATTTCGGCGGCTTTCGGTTGGATGGTGAGGAGGTGGGCGAGGGTGGTGAGGTAGTTGATGGTTTCCATTTTTTGGTTCTTTCTTGTGTTGTGTCAATCTTTCTGATTGATGTTTTCATCATATCATAAACGGCGTGCCGTGATGATGCGACACGCCGTAGGATGGGCTACTCGAAGAAGACCTCGCCGCCGAGCACGGCATTGAGTCGCTGCCGGTATTCCTTGCGGGGGTGTCTCAGCCCGTTTTCCCACATCATGATGATGGTCGGACTAGATACGTGGATCAGCTTAGCTAGGTCGGCTTGTGTGTATCCGTGCCGGTTTCTCCAGTATTTGAGTCGCTGCTGGCTGGTCGTCTGCGTCCTGATATATCGGTAGCTGACTGGGGTGTGGCTGCCGTCGCTTTTGATTGCGTGGAAGAGTCCAGTGTACGGGTTCTGGGTTACTGTAACTTTTTCGCCTTTGATGGTGGCGGTGAATGGTTTCGTTGCCATGGTTGTTTACTGCCTTTCGTCCGGTGTTGTGGTGTCGAAGAGTTCTTGTATGAGTTCGTTGCCTTTTTTGGTGAGTTGCCATCTCCAGCATGGGCGGTTGTGTCTGCTGGTGCCGTTTCTGTCGATGCGGTGGGCGTATCCGGCTCGTTCGAGTTCGACTAGGCGGCTTCTTAGGCTTTGAGGCGTGTCGTGGTAGCGTATCGTTTCGGCCAGATCGGTCAGCCGTTCCTGTGTGATTGGTTTTTCCGCGAGGCGGAGGAGTGTGAGTACGTGGAGTTTCGGAGTGTCCATTAGAGTCTGCTTTCTGCTTGGTGTCGGTAGTAGGCTGCGATGCTTGTAGCTACGGCCCATCCGGTGAGCCATTTGATGCCGAAGCGGATGTGGTGGATCTTCGCTGTCGCAGCCCATGCGGGGAGTGTCGTGTAGGGGCTGAGGCACCATCCGCAGTAGGCGAGCGTGCCGAGGCTGCGGATGGTGTTGTTGTCTGCGTTTTCGGTTTTGGTGGTGAGTTGTTTTCGGAGTTTGGCGAAGATGTTGCCGGGGCCGGGGGAGAGTTGGCTGACCGTGGTTGCGTATCCTGCTGTGAGGCCGGCTGTGATTGCGGCTGTCCACCATTCGGTTTTCATTTTGTGGTCCTTTCGTTGTTCGTGATGATTTCTGCTGGAGTGTGGTGGATTGCCCCGTCGGACAGTATCAGGGGGTATTTGATTGGTTTGTGTTGGTTTTTGGCGATGGTGCGGATGAGGGTTGCTGTCGGGCTTCCGGAGGGGACGACGTGTAGTTGTTTCCACATCCATTGTGCTGCCGTGCGGCATGAGTCTAGGAACTTCGCGGTTTCGGGCCGGCATGTGGGGCAGCCGTCGAATAGGACGTAGATGTCCGGGCTGTTGAGGAGGGTGTCGATGGTCATTAGAATGATGCTCCTGTTGCTTCCGTGATGGTGTCGATGATGTGCAATGTGTTGAGTTGTTTGCGTTTGTGTTCGGCGATGAGTGGTTGGATGTCCTTTCTGTTGACGGGGATGATTTGGTGTCGTGCGTTTCCGTATACTCGTGGATCGTACATGCTGAAGTAGAGTGTTTTGAGCGTGTCGCAGACCACGAAGTATTGGAGGACTTGCGCTTTGTATGCGTCCGGGATGAAGTCCATGTTGGTGGCTTTAAGGCTTGTTGCCGTTGGGGGGAGGACTTGTGCGGCTGCGTCAGCGAGGTTTCCTGGTATTTCTCGTTGGCGGATGCGCTGTGAGTGGATCATCCATGGGATGACGGCTTGGAGGTGGTAGGCGCTTCCGAGGCTTTTGCATTCGATGGCCCATGTCGGGTTGTCTGAACGCTGGTAGGCGTCTGGGCTGCATGCGATTCGTGGGTCTTCGTCGCTTTCCCAGATGCCGCAGTCGGTTATGCAGTCTTCTTGCTTGTATCTGAGTTGTTGGAGGGTGAGTTGGATGTTTTCCGGTTCGAGTCTGTGGCCGCGTTCCATGGGGTTTTCTCCGTCTGGTTGTTCGGCCATGGTTTCGGCGAGGAATTTCCAGAAGTCGATGCCGACTTTGAGTCGTTTGTTTTTTGCTTCGGTTTCGGTGAGTAGTTCGTCGTATTTTAATGCCGTCCGGAAGTGTTCTTCGGCTTCGTCTCTTGTCGTTGCTTCTTTTGCTTGTTCGAGTGCTTTGGCTCGGTATTTGATGATTTTTTTGGTGTCGGTTTGTTGGTAGTGGTCTAGGGCTAAGCTGCCGCTTTTGGTGCCGGTGATGCGGCCTAGGCGTTCGTTGAGCCATGCTCCAGTGTTGTTGGCTTGTGATAGGTTGATGATTTTCATTGTCGTTCCTTTCTTGAGGTGATATTCTTACTATATCACATGGGGGAGTGAGGTGACATGTTGGCGTGTCGTTTTCCTTTTGTTACAGTATCGGCGTGGCGTGTTATCCTAAATGATATTATGGGTATGTCAACCGCAAAGGAAAGGAATTGAAATGAACACCACGGAAATCACCGTAAAGGACTACGACACCTACGAGGAAGTCACTGTCACTCCGATGGCGGTGTTTGGGTACGGCGACTTCAGCACTATCTTCATCACCGACGCCACCTACCGCGGCCTGTGGCTCAATGGAGACCTCGACTGGCTCATCGATGTCAAGGAAGGCGATATCGACGACGCCGAACGTATCGAGGGTATCTTCGGTGCTGATGAAGAAGAATGGGGAGCCTCCGCGAATGAGAAGCTCGCCGACTACGGGTTCCGTCTCGGAGATCTCGATAAGGAGCATGGTGATCGGTATTTTCTGGTCGCCTTGTAGTCGGCATTGACGTTGAAAGCCTCCAAGTGACATGCTTGGGGGCTTTTTGTTATGTCTTGGATATGATAAAAGCCCCGGCGTGGTGTCGGGGCTTATCTGTGTTACATCCTGTTGATGGCGTCCATGAGCTTGGCTAGGTCGGCTTGAGTGATTCCTCGCCATCCTTTGATCTGGCGGTTTAGAGCGCCGCTGATGAATTCTCCTCGTGCTTCCGGTGGGAGTTGGTGCGCGTCCATCGCCTTGACGAGTGTGGCGTACTGGTCCGCACCTATCGGCCGGTCGGCGGTGTCGAACTTCTGCTTCGCGTAGCCTCCGTCGTCGTCCTTGTCGGGGAAGATGCCAAGTACGGTGGTGAGGCTGTAGCGGCGGGCGTAGGTGATGGCGCTGCCGACTTGCTGTGGGTCTCCGGTGACGAAGAACGGGTATTCGCAGACCGTCTGTTGTTCGTTTTCGTCGAAGATGATGGTTTCGACGGTGCCGAGGGTCTGTCGTCCGTCTCCCGTGCCGTCGAAGGTGACTTTCTGGGAGAATGCGATGCCGTGCTTCTCGAAGATGGGTTTGATGTTCTTGAGGAGGGTGGCTAGGTTGAGGTACTTGTAGGTGCGGCTGCCGGCGTTGGCGGTCTCGTCCGTGCTGAAGTTCGGGACTTCGTTGAGCACTTGCATGAATTTCTTGTTTAGGTTGTTGGTTTCCATTGGATGTTCCTTTGTGTCGTGGTAGTGGTTAGTGCTTGCGGATGAGGTAGACTTCGGTCTGAGGGCCGTCGTAGTCCTGCTTGTCCATGAAGACTCTTAATGCTTCCATTCCGGCGAAGTTGTATGCCTTGGTGAAGAGGTCAAGGAGTTCCGGCTGGTTCTTGGCGAGAATGTAGAGGTAACATGCCCAATCCGCGCCTTTGTTGTCGGTTTCGTATTCCTCGAAGGTGCGGGAGAAGTCTTCGAAGGTGACGAATTTGTGGGGTCCGACGCGATAGACGAGCCCGATATGGCCGAAGTATTCGTTGTAGTGGCTTTTGCGGTCGAGGCGTACGTCGATGTTGTGCATCATGGTCTTGACCGTGGTTGGGGTGATGGTGTTCATTTTGGTTTCCTTTTCTTTGTGTTTGCCAAGCGTATTGCTTGATATCTCCAATATATCACAATGCGGCGTGGGCACAATCGCGACACGCCGCAGATTTGAGGTGGATTACGCCCTCACCGGTGCCTCCATGCGATGAGCGTGGTGAGAGCAAGGATTAACGCCGTACAGATGTCACTAATCGTGCCCATTCTTTCTCCTTTCTGTATTGCTTGATGACCGCTTCGATTTCCGGCTTGCAATATTGGGGGATGAGTGGCGCGAATTCGTCTACCGTCAGGCCGGCCTCATGCCATTTGATGATCTGGTCTTTCACTGATTTCTTCATTTGTTTCTCCTTATCGGCATGATGAGTCTTACGTAATTGTCGTGGATCTCCCTAACGTATTCCTCGTCCTTGTCGAGAATTTCGGCGGTTTTTTTGACCGACTGGTCGAGGTCGAAGAGATAATGCTCCACTATTATCCGGTCGATTGGTACGTCCTCAAGTTTGCGTGTCATTGTTCTTCCTTTCCTGTCATTCGTTCCAAGGCTTCGATGGTCATGTTCCAGTCGGATTGTCTGAGCCCGGTCCATGCGGCGCATTCGTCGCCTGTGGTTGAGAGGAGGAGCTGGTAAAGGATTACGTCGCCGGGGCCGGTCTTGACCACTTTTTCTCCGGTCTCCGACGCGAGCCGGGCGTACCATATGGCTTTCTTCAGGTCTTCCGTCTCGTGCCCTTTGAATGGGGCCCGCCATAGGTATTTGATGACGTTGCCTGTGCAGAAGGCTTGCCGTCGTGCGAGCGCGATGCATTCGCATCCGATGTCGCGGCTGGCGTAATGCGCTGGGTGGTTGACGTTATCGTTCATGATTGTTTCTTTCTGGTTTCGGCTTCGAGTTTTGTGGCTTTGGCTTTCGCTCGTCGGATTCGGGCTCGTTCGGTCTGTTTCCGGGTGTATTCGGCTTTTTGTTCAGGGGTCATCGCGCGGTATCTGGCTTTCTGTCTGGAGAGCATTTCCTCCCGCCATTCGCTGTCGGTGTGGTAGCGTTCCTTGGCTGCTTCTCGCTTCTTTTTCAGGACTTCCGGTTTGGAGTGGTATTCTTTCTGTTTTTCAGCGTAGTGTTCGGCGTGTTCTTCCCTCCACTTCCTGTTGGCTTCGGCGCGTTCCTCCTTGTGGCGGAAATAGTATCGGTAGTCGCTGATCTTGCGCCGTTCCTCGGCTGATGGTTGACTGTTGCGCATCTCGTTGATCCAGTCCATCATGTTTGGGTCGTTGAGGTCGATTTCGACCGGTTCCTGCGTTTTCTTTCTTCCCATGGGAGGAGCCTTTCCTAGAAGAGTTTTCTGATGCCGTCCGCAATGTTTTCTGCGGTGAGATTGTCGAGTGTGCCATTGTAGAGGAAGCGTTGATCGATCAGGTCGTCGTGTTCGTCGTACAGTCTCATTTCGGTATCATCCGGTTCACTGTAGGCGATGACGTATAGGGTCTTTTCGCTGTTCCGTTTGATTATGCGCACTGCTGAGTCGCCGGGGGCGCATTCGGTTCCTGTTAGCGTGTAGTCGTCGCCGAGGTACGTCAGTGTGTCTGCTAGTTCGTGGATGATGTCCCTAGTGTTGTCGTTGTTGGCCATTTTTGTTTCCTTTTTCTTGTGTTGGCGTCGGTTAGAGGCTTTTTTCGATGTAGGCGATGAGGTCTAGGAGTGTGAGGTCCTGATCGTCGGCGTCCCATTGGCTGATTTCGATTGGGTCGTCGCCGTAGGTGTCGTCGTATAGGGTCAGGTCGAAGATGTTGTTGTCGTAGGGCATGTTTGCGGTGATGTATATGCTGCGTTCTGAGTTTGTTTTGCTGATTATGATGGCGTCTTCCAGTCCTACGCCGTTGAAGTATTTCTCGTCGTATTCGTAGGGGAGGCTTCCGTGGAGTATGGTGAAGAGGTTTTTCAGGTCTGTGTATTTGCTCATTTTTTCTGTTTTCCTTTTCTTTTTTCGTGGGCTTGGTGTTTTCCTTGCCTGATATCTAACACTATACCCACAATCGTATTGCGACACGCCTAAGAGCCAAAAAAAGGCGTCACGCTTTTGCACGTGTCGCCTTGGTTGCGTCAGAGGCCGAGGAGTGATTTGGCTGTCGTCAGCTTGTCCTGCATCTTCTTGTTTCGTCTGTCGGTCCCGTTGACTTCAAGGAAGATGCACATTTCCTTGAGGCGGCTGAAGACGCGCTGACGGCGGATGTCAGACGGGTCGTAGAGGTCTTTCGGGTTGAGATTGGTAGTGACAATGAGTGGCAGTCCGGCACGGTAGCGTGCGTCGACGACGTTCATCACCTTTTCCCAAGTGAATTCCGAGTCGCGTTCAGCTCCCAGATCGTCGATGATGAGGAGGTCGAAGCGATTGAGATCGTCGAGGTATTTCTGGTCTCCGCCGAATTTCTCACTTATACGGCTGATGATGCGGCTGAAATTGGTCATCAGGCATGGCGTGCCTTGGCTGATGAGCTCGTTGGCGATGGCTGCTGCGAGGAAGCTTTTTCCGGTACCTACATGTCCGCAGAGGAGCAGTCCTGTGCCTTGGCTGCGCATTACGTCGAAGTTTGCGACGTATTTGCGTGCGATGTTTTCGTTTTTCTGGTCGGTGTGGTCGGATTTAGAGAAGGTCCATTCGCGCATTTCCGCGTCGGGGAAGCCGGTGCGTCGCATGCTGTCTAGGTATTGGAGGCGGTCGCGTTTGCGTTTTTCTTCGGCTTCCCGTGCGTTTTGTGCGACGCTGCATTCGCATGCGCAGTGGACGGTCCTCGTGGTGCCGTCCATCTTGGTTAGGGTGCATTCCTTCTGGGTGTTGCATTTGCCGCACATGAGGAGTCCGTCTTCGTTGCGGTAGTCTCCTTCGGCTTCGGAGTATTGGCGTGCGGCTCGTGCGCCGATGGTGTTGATGATGTCGATGTCCATTGTGGTCCTTTCTGTTGTTTTATAACAATGATATATCGCGTGTTACTGGAGTTGCATCACCGGCGTGTCGTGGTGTTAGAAGACACAGTTCTTCAGGAAGTAGTCGACTTCTTCGTCGTGTTGGCGTTGTTCTTCCGGGGTGCGGATTATCTGCTGCTGCTGTGGCTGTGGCTTCTGGTACCCGGTGCGCTTGTAGTTGTCGATGGTGAAGAAAGCGCTCCAGCCACGGCGGATGACCTCGCTGAGGTAGTCATTGACGTTCATGCGGCTGTCTCGCGCGCACTCGTCGAGTTTGTCGATGTTGCCTTGGATGGCCCTGTCGGTCATGGCTGCCCGCTTGGCTTTCCTGTTTTGGAGCCATGCGCCGAGCAGGTCCTTGGTCGTCGGGTCATTGGTGTAGGCGTCGATGATGTCGTCGAAGCTCTTGGCTTTGCGTGTCTTCTTCTGTCGTGGCTGTGGTTCCGGTTCGCTGATCGGTAGCTGGAATTGTTCCGGTGTCGCATTCGTGGCGTCGGCCCATGCGTCCTGTGCCGGGGCTTGCGTGGCTGCCGGAGCCTGTGCGGGTGCCGGGGTCTGTGCGGGTGCCGGGGTCTGTGCGGGTGCCGGGGTCTGTGCGGCCCTGTTATGGTCTCCTACGAGGCGTGAATACTCCGGTCCGAAAGCATAGTAGGAGAAAGTGCCTTTGCTCCGTACCGTCTTGTGCTTGAGTATGCCTAGCCGGACCATTTTCATGCACCGCTTGTACAAAGACTGGTTGCTGAGAGCCAGTAGGGGCATGTCCTCGACAAAGGTTGAGTAGTCGAGCCACACGTATTCCGTACCCTCGATGAGGGCCTTCTTCATGTTCGGGTAGAAGTCGACGATCCACCGGATGATGGTCAGGTCGATGAGGTCGAGCTTGATGATCTTGGCACGGCCGCCCTCGGTGATGGTGGCTTGCATGGATAGTGCCGCTTCTTGGCTGAATCCTTCGAGAGTGTACTTCATGATGTTTTCCTTCATGAAAAAGAGAATCCCATTGATTACTACCGGCCCACCCGGTGCAATCAATGGGATTCATACCATTTCAAGCTGTGACTCCACTCAAGCGGTGGGCGCTTGAAATGGCGTATGTCTCTAGTGTATCACATTTTCTGGACGACACGCCGGAGACTTGATAAGTTCTTCTGCTTTTCCCGTCAGTGCATACCACTTGGTGTGATCGAGACGAGTCGCGTTGAAGTTTTCCACGGTGATGAGTCCCGCCTCCTTGAGTTTGCGGATGGCGGTACGGACGGCGGCGACGGACAGGAACGGAATGCGTTCGGATATGGCTTCCATGGATGCTCGCATCCAGATGCGGCCGTGGTTGTAGTGGATTCCGTTCGGGGCGACGGTCTCGGTCCGGCGGCCGATCAGATCCAAGACAAGGGCTGCGTTGACGCCGGCGATTTCCGCGACCCCGAAGTTAACCTCCAAGGATTCCATGTCAGTTCTCTTCAATGAAAGAGCTGAAGAGGCTGCGATTATAGAGAATGCCGCCGAGTTTCGAGAGCGCGGTCACCGGATTGTTGTAATGATTGCTTGCAAGGTCCCATGCTTCGAGCACTTCCTCATCACCGAACTTCGCGCACAGGTCCGCGAAGAACTTCCGGGACTTCTGTTCGCTTTCCTCGCTGAAGTGGACGCCGTACCTCTCAGTGAGGGAGCTGCTGATGGTGTCGTAGACGTTCATGATGTCAATCCTTTCTTGATGAAACGTTGCTTTAAGTATACCACGGGATGGTGAAATCATTGGGAACTGGACTATCTGGCATGTCTTCGTCACACATCCGCGGTATTCCTCTCACACGCTTTTCACCGCACATGCCTCCAGAACGCACGTAAAGGCCCCTCAGACCGGTTTTCCCGTCAAACACGATAACTCGTCAGGACTTACCCACGATAACCCGTCAGAACGGCCTTTACGCACGAAAACGACGTTCCAGCCCAAAAAGCACCGAAAAAGCATCGAGCCCACCAAGCCGCGAGATGACCACCCAAGCCAGGCACAGACCGACTCTCCTCCATGCCCATTCAGTCCGAGAGCCGAGACCAAGGCCCGAAGGGCAGCATCGAGACCAAGACGGCATCCACCTCGATGCCCAGAGCCATGGAGAGATCGTCGAAAGCATCAGGTCAGATCCCATGGCTCCACTCCGCAGAACCGAAGCCATCGAGGCTAGGCTCCGATCGGGCTAGGCTCCCAATCCCCTTGGGATGGGATTGTCTCCCCTCGGGAGAACAACGCGGCTCCCCGCGGAGCCGCCTTACTTAGAAGGGTCTAGTAGAGGGATCTTCTAGTAGAGGGGTCTAGTAGAAGGGTCTTTGCTCGATACCTAGGTATTGAGGGGTCGATACCTAGGTATTGAGGGGGTCGATACCTAGGTATTGAGGGGTCGATACCTAGGTATCGAAGGTTGATACTCAAATATCGAGGGTGTCCGGCTTTTTCACTACTCCTACCTTTTGTTGACGCCAACAAAAAGGCCCCGGCCAGTCCGGAGGACCTCCTCCAAAGACCAACCGGGGCCATGACCGTTACAGAGACAGTCACGTCTCCCTAATGTTCACCCCATATCGGTACGCGACGAGCTTCCGCTTGAGGAGGTAGACCGATGTTTTCATACCTTTCACATCTTCCCAGACGATGTTCCCGTCTGCGCCCGTATAAACGAAATCGGCCACGTAATATATTCCGCGAAAGTGTTGCCCATTGCGATCGAACGGTGGTACCAGCTCGATTCGGACTTGCCGCTGAAGGTTGGATATTTCGCCGCTGCTTTCCATTTCGCGCAACTCAATATACCTATTAGCCTCGCGCTTGGAGTCAAAGGTGATGCCGTCCACGACGGTCTTCCTAGCCTTGTATTTGCTTCGTCCGCTCCACATGGCTTACCTCCCGGTGCTTCCGAAGCCGGCGTCGCCACGCTCTGACTCGTAGAAGTCTTCTACGAGCTCGACTGGCTCATAGCGGACGGGGATGACGACGAGCTGTGTGATCTTGTCGCCGGGATAGAAGTGGTAATCACGGTCGCCGTGATTGTAAAGCTTCACGACGATGCTTCCGGTATAACCCTCATCGATGAGGCCGGTGCTCGTGATGTCGTGCTTGACGTTGAGTCCGCTCTTGCTGACGAGCAGTCCGGCGCATCCGTGTGGCAGTTCCACGTGCACGCCGGTGTCCACCGCTACTCTTCCGTGGGCCGGTATCGTTACCGCTTCCGGCGTCATGAGGTCGAGTCCGGCGTCGGTCTCGTGGGATCGCGATGGCATATACGCTATGTTATCCAGCATGATCTTCATTTGGTGCCTCCTTTGTGGTAGTCTATGAGTTGCCGGGATGTTTTATTGGTTTCCCATTCCGGCATGTTTCTCTTTTTGTTAAAAAGACAATCCCCATCCTAGTCATAAGACCGGGATGGGGATTGTTTTTTATCCGTTCGAGGCTACTTGGTGCGGTATCCGCCGCTCAGCATCTTGACGAGCCAGTAGAGGAAGTAGATTCCGCTCGTGCAAACAGACAGTACGAGCACTTTGAAGAAACCGGGGGCTTTCTTCTTGCCGCTGTCGTCCGGCTGCGCAGCCACGTTGTTGATGATGATCGGCTGCGTGGCGGCCTGCGGTTGGACGTTCTCGTTCTCGTTGTTGTTGTTGTTGTTGTTGTTGGTCATTTTTGCTTCCTTTCTAGGTTGTAGGATTTGCATGTCCTACGTTGTTTGATATATACACAATATCATGTTCACCATCGCGACACGCCGAACGGACGACAGGCCATCCACACGCCGATTGCAATACAGCGAAGACGATGCTATAGTGAGCCTTGCACTTCATTGTGTACTCTTTGACTACCGACTGCTCAACCGGGTTCTTCTCCCCTCTCCCCGGTTGAGCATTTTTTATATCTGGAACGCCGCTTTATGCCATCGTTGCCAGCAACACACCGACACGAAGCAGATTGCAAGAATACTCGACGCGTTATATAATAAGACCTATGAACGCTAAAAATTACACCGCAACAGTTCCCGAATACGCTTCCCGCTGGAAGCTCAACATTCAGACCGTCCGCCGCTTCATCCGCGAAGGACGACTCCACGCAGTCAAGGTCGGCAGATGCTACTTCCTCGACCCGGACGTAATCCCAACCAAGGACAACACCGAAGCCGCCAAATAAAACACAACCCACCACACGAGGGGCCGGCAAACCACCGGCCCCTCGACAAATAATCCATAACCGATCAAAGAAAATGAAAACCAAAATGAATACCGAAATCCAAACATTTAACTTCAACGCTTTGTCATTGCGTACCATGACAGACGAAAACGGTGACACGTGGTTCGTCGCCAAAGACGTATGCAACATCCTTGGACTCAACAACGTAGGGCAAGCGTTGGCACGCCTCGACGACGACGAGAAGAGTTCCATCACTTTAAATGATGGAACCCCCGGAACCCCAAACAAGGCAATTGTTTCTGAATCCGGCCTCTACTCTCTCACCCTCGCATCACGCAAGCCGGAGGCCCACGAGTTCAAGCGCTGGGTGACCCACGAGGTGCTCCCGTCCATCCGCAAGCATGGCATCTACGCCACAGAAACCACCATCGATCAGATACTCGCCGATCCGGATTTCGGCATCAGACTGCTCACCGACCTGAAAGAGGAACGAGCCAAGCGGATCGAAGCCGAAAATCAAGTCAAGGAACTGGAACCGAAAGCGAAGGCATTGGATGACTTCACCAACGTGCCCGATGCTCTGCTGGTCAGGGAAGCAGCGAAACTGCTCTCGAACGCCGGCACACCCATCGGCGAGAAGGAATTGCGCGAATGGCTCAGCCAGCACGGTTGGATGTACAGGCACGCCGGCACATGGGGGGCAGCCTCCGCCCGCGTGAAAGCCGGACACCTAGTCCTAGTAGAGTCAAGATCGCACGGACAACATAAGGACGGCAGCATCTTCGCGTTCGCCCCGACCGTCAAGATCACCAGAAAAGGCTTAGCCCTCCTCCATCAACGACTCGGCGAAACCCGTCTGAACGAAATCCTCGAAACAACCACCCACTAACCAAAAGGAAAGGGCCAACACCATGAACGATCCGCACATCATTCTCCACTCCGCCCGCCTCGTCGCAGACCCGGAACCCAAACAAACCAAGAACGGCACGCCATACCTCCTACTCAAAGTAGCCGCCAACGGAAGCCACAAGGACAAGCAGACCGGACAGTGGATCGACCACGACACGATGTTTGCCACGATCTTCGAATATGACCAGCGTCTCGCCTCCGCCTACATCCAGAACCTCCACAAGGGCACCCCGGTCCGTGTCGAAGGCGACCTGAAATGGCAGACCGGCACCGACCGCAACGGACAGCCCCGCACTGACTTCATCATCGACTATGCGACCATCAACCTAGTCCTGAAGAAAGCCAAATCCCAGCAGTCCACGCCACAGCAGTCCACACCACAGCAGCAGACCGCAAACTGGGGACAAGCACAACAGCCTGACCCGTACGCACAGTCCTACAGTAACGAATGGTAACAGAAAGGAACACAATGAACCCCAAGAAGCATTCGCTCAGCTACAAGCTAGGCACCATCGCCGCCTACGCCCTCATCACGGCCGGCACGGTTCTTGGCATAACAGGCGTAATAGCCCTCATGAAGCTACTGATCGTCTTCCTCCTCTCCTGACAGGCAACGCCCCCTCCAAACCCCGGAGGGGCATTTTTATCCCCGTATAATAAGGTCTATGACAGAAGCAGTAATACGAGACGCACACGGCCGCATCGTCAGCGGAGCATGCAATCCAACAGGTAAAGGCGGTTTCCAAGACCGCCCACAGGATCGAGGCTCTTGGACGAAAGACACCAGCCCGACCCGCTGGATCCGCGAATTCAGTAAGCTCACCGCCGAAGAATTCAACGAAAAGATAAAGGATCCAAACCTCACCATGGTGCAGAAAATCGCCATCAGACACATTCTCAACGCTTCCAAGGATCCGAAGGTCGCAGCCGACTACATCGACCGGCTCGACGGCAAAGCCCGCCAGTCCACCGACGTATCAGTCACCGGCTACGAGCCGCCACACATCACACTCGAAGTCTTCGACGACAACCCCGGAAACAACAAGGACGACCAGTAAGCGCATAGACTGGACTCATGCAGATAGCAAGACCATACCGTGATTTATGGTGGTGGCTCCACACGGAGACGCCACCATATCGCTATTTTTGCTACTCAGGCGGCAGAGCCTCCGGCAAGAGCACCGCCGTCGCGCAAAGCCTCATACTCCGTGCCGCCAGCCAGCCAATCACCGTCCTATGCGCGCGAGAATTCCAGAACAGCATCGCAGACTCCGTGCATAAGCTTCTTGTTGGCACCATCCGGAAATTCGGCCTGCAAGGCTTTGAAATCACCCGCGACAGCATCAGCCACATCAACGGCAGCACTTTCATCTTCCGGGGCCTGCACAACAATTTTGAAAGCATCAAGAGCATCGAGGGCATCGACGTGTGCTGGGTCGAGGAAGCACAAACGGTCGGCAAGGAAAGCCTTACCACGCTCATCCCGACCATCCGCAAAACCAATTCCACGCTGATCTTCACATGGAATCCACGAACGAGCCACGATACCGTCTGGACCTATTTCGTCACCTCTGACTCCGAGGAACGTCACAGGCAGACCTGCCATTGGCACACCACATTCAAGGACGTGGAAAGACTCCTCAGCCCAGACGTGCTAGCCATGATCGAAGCCGACCGTAAGTCCGCCGACTTCGGCCACATCTGGCTCGGCCTCCCCTATTCGGACACCGACAACCAGCTCATCAGCGACAGTATGCTCAACGAAGCCCTCCACCGGACCTCATTGGACGGACCGGTCACATTCGGCGTCGACGTGGCACGATACGGCAACGACCGCACCGCCCTCACCATCAAAAAAGGCAATCGCATCGAGACGCTTGAATCGTGGACGCATGCAAGCATCGTCGATACCGCCGAAAGAATCAGGCTCCGCGCCTCCCAACACCAGCCGATCGATATCCGCATCGACGACACAGGCGTAGGCGGGGGCCTCACAGACCTCCTCAAATCATGGGGACTACCCATCACCGGCATCAACTACGCCGGAAAGCCGAAAGACCCCCAATACCCCAACATCGCTTCCGAACTATGGTTTAATTTCGCCGCCATGCTCCCCCATCTCAGCATCAACCCCCAGCTTACCGACCTAGCCAAGCTCACGACCGAGCTCACCACCCGCAAATGGCAGATAACCAGCCGCAACCAAAGGCAAATAGAAAGCAAGCAAGACTACAAGGACGCCATGAACCTCGGCAGCCCGGATCTCGCCGATAGCGTGCTCCTCGCATGCTACGAGCCACCACAACTCCCCTCGTGGGATGTCATGGTCTGCTGACCATCCAGTAGCCTACTGTCGGTAGAATAGTGTGATAGAACATTTCAAACCGAAACGAGGCAAATTGACCATTCTCAGCAACCTACGTTCAGGCTTCGCGAACGCTTTCGGACGCTCAGACGCCCCACACGCAACCCCGACGCCGGCCGGCGGCAACACATGGCAGCAGATGGGCGGAAACGCAATCCCGATGCATGACACGTACGACAACATCTTCCCGTACGTGAACGCCATCGCCCAGCGTTTCAGCACCGTCATTCCCTACGCCGTCACCTCGGACGGCCGTCGTCTCGACCCAGCACCGCCCGCACTAAGCGCCCTATACGCCCCTAATGACACGTACAGCTGCCTTGAATTCCTTAAACTCATCGCGTCAGGCATGCTCACCCAGTCCCACGTAGACATCCTTATCTGGACCACCGAAGGACCCGGCGGCAATATCACCCCAGACAACATCACCGGCTACACCCTCCTACCGTCGAACAGCCGCGTCTACAACGACACCCGCTCCGACTGGTACCACCGCGTAACCATGGACTTCGGCGACGGAGCCCGCCAATACGAATTCACCCGCAACGAAACCATCGCGCTTTCGTACAGCCGTCACCCCGACGACCCCACGCGAGGCATCAGCCCCGCCATGACCATCAAAAAATGGGCCAACGTCGATGACATGATCGCCGACTACGAACGCGGCTTCTTCGGCAACAACGCAGTACCCGCCGGCATGCTCGGCATCGTCTCCGAAAACGCCGAAGACTTCCAACGTAACAGAGCACGCCTCGAAGAAACTTTCCGCGGAGCCGGAAACAACAACGGCATCGCCTATAACATGATCCCCGTCGACCCCCTGACCCACAAGCCCAGCCAGACCAGCAAGCTAGTATGGGTCCCATTCCAGAACTCCAACGACTCACTGGACCTACAGACGGTCAACGGCGTCGTCAACAACCGTCTGGCCAACGCACTCGCTGTCCCCGACATCATCCGAGGCATCGACAACGGCCAAACCTACGCCAACGCCGAAATGGCCGAGCGCGCGTTCATCGAAAACACCCTCAAACCACTCTGCATGACAGTATGGGACAAATGGCAATTCGAATTAGACCGCATCACCGGCGGCCTTGGCTACGGCATCACTTTCACACTCGACCTCCCCGCCCAGACCGAAGTCGAAAAAATACAAGCGGAAACCCAGCAAATCCGCATCAATAACCTCATCCAACTCGTCAACATGGGAGCATCGGTCGAAACCGCAGCCGAAGCACTCGGCCTCCCCGACGCATACCGACGACTCGACCTCCACCCATCCACCCATAACACGCCACTCCTCCCCTCCGGAAGAAACACCACAAAAGCCGCCAAGCCAGTCAACGACACACCAACCGAACCACACCTCCTGACCGCCACCCGCGCCTATGTGAACCGCGTCATCCAACTCACACGACGCTCACAAGCCGGGCTCCGCGACGATCTCAAAACCATCGGCCAACAATGGATCAACGACGTGGAAAACGACCTCATCACCCACCTCACCAACTATGCGAAAAAAACCGGACTCAAACTCGAACAAGTCATCACCGCATGGGCCGAAACCCACCCAAACAACCCAATCGCAGTCGAAGTGCAAGGCTACACACAGCCCGACTGGAAAAACCTCTACGACTGGTCCAAGCTCCCACCAAACGTGAAGACGGCATACACCGACCACTTGGAATCCATCGCCGACACGACCTCCAAGACCATCACCGCGAAAACACTCGACATCCTTACCAAGGCAGACAGTGAACAATGGGACGCAAGACGTTTGCACGACGAGCTCGCACACCTCGGCAACGAGCATGCCGAACTCATCACCCGCTGCGAAACCGTCCAAGCCCAACGGCTCGGAAGCTTGTACAGTGCGAAAAACATGAGCGAAACACTGGGCGTCCGACTGAAAAAAGTATGGCGGTCCAGCGGCGACGCGACCACATGCGACTTCTGCAAGCATATGGATGGCTCTACAGTCGGCCTTGACAGCCCATACATGGATTACGGTGCAAGCGTCGAAGTCGGAGACCATACATACGTCAACAGTTTCGAAAACATGAACACGCCGAATGGCCATCCGAACTGCCGCTGCTACGAAGACTACGAAGTCGTGGAGGCTTAACCATGACATACGACATCCACTGCAAAAAATGCGGACGCTACCTCGGCTCATGCACGCGTGACACCGACATCACGCTCAAATGCCCAAACTGCCGAAGCCTATTGGAATATCACATCATGCTACTATAGGGACTTGAACACAAGCCCACAAAGGACGTTCATGAATAACCACTACCACCGAATGAAAGGGTGACATGACCACTCGAAAGAGCTTCACCCACAGCGGCGGTAACGCTGAAACCGAAGGCCATACCCTCACATTCCTCGCCAACTCAGGCAAAGTAATGTGCGGCGGACTCACAGTAGACCTCGACACGCTCAAAGCCCCACTCACAGACGGGACACTGAAACTCGTGTCAGACCTCGATGATTCCGACAGGCTCTCACTCCCCCTCCTCATCGACCACACGCCATCAGTCGAGGCTCAAGCCGGCACCATCACCCGCCTCTGGATGACCGACGCCGGCCTCATGGCCGAAGCAAAACTCAGCGAAGTCGACAACGGGGAACGCGTCCGCCAGCTCGCAGCCGACGGATGCCTCACCAACAGTTTCAGCATCACCGTCGAATTCAACCGACAGCCCGGCAAGGACGGCATCATCCACGACAGCGAACTGGTAGAAATCAGCGTCGTCTACCGTGGAGCCGACCCCCGAGCCTCATTCACCTCAATCAACAACCGAAAAGGAGACACCATGGACAACGAACTCATGACCAAGCTGGCCCGCACCGTCGCCCAGTTCAAGCTCGACCCGGACGAGGCCGAAAACCTCACCTCGTCCGTAACCGACATCATGACCGATGCGGTAGCCGACATTAAGGACGCCATCGACGACCAGACCGCCACCCAGAACACTGCAGGACAGTCCGCCCCGGAAGAACCCACCCAGTCCGCCAACAAGCGTCCGCTCGTCATTATCAACAAGAGCAACCGAGCAGCCAAGCAGTCCGGCGTCGCCTCTTTCTCCCACGACCGCAAGACGTGGCTCGACTCCCCGGAATCCATGGCAGCATTCGAACGCACCCTCATCGCCAATGACAACAAAGGCGTCGAAGCATTCCACAAGGAATGGGCCGACACCGTGTCCCGCAACATGGCCGACACCGCATCCTTTGGCGTAGGCAAGACCGACGTGGACAAGTTCATCCCGACCGAAGCCATCACCACCATCTCCGACGCGCTCAACACGCGCGGCAGCGGCTTGTGGAACCTCTTCCGCAAGACCGGCATGGACAGGCTCACCATCGGAGGCAACGTTCTCGGTCTGACCGAAGAGACCCGCGCCCACGGCTATCCGGTCGACTCCTACGGCACCAAGAAGAAGGAACAGACCCCGTCTTTCGTCAAGCGTGAACTGACCGCGGACTATACGTACAAGTACATCACCCTGAACAAGGGTGACATCCGTCGTACGCAGAAGCCGGGCGCACTGCTCCGCTACATTCTCTCCGAACTGCCGAACTACATCGTCCAGACCATCGAACGTCAGGTCGTGCTCGGCGGCTACGAAGACATGGCCCACTTCCGCGCCATCACCACCGACGCGGCCGACAAGTCTTCCGACTGGGCTGGCGAGAAGTTCGCCCGCTCCTACACGCTCGGCGAGGAAACACCGCTCATGGGCTTCGTCAAGGCCTCCCACATGGTCCGCGCACAGGGCAACAAGGTCCTCGTCTGCAATGCGGACACGGTAGCCGATCTGCTCATGAGCGCCGACGCGAACGGCAACAGCTTCATCGCCCTCGGCGGTGACGACACGCTCGCCCGCGCTCTCGGCGTCTCCCAGATCATCACCCCGGAATGGTGGACCTCGGAAGACGACAAGAAGGTGGCCGGCGTGGTCGTGTCCGCTTCCCACTACGCTCTCGTCGGCGACACGTCCGTCGAAGCGTTCACCAACTTCGCACTCCAGACCAACACCAACGAATACTTACAGGAAATCTATGCTGGTGGCGGTCTGGACGCTGAGAAGTCCGCAGTGGTCATCAAGCCGAAGGCCTGAGTGAGGTGGCCTCGATGAACACTGAAATGTACGCCAGAAACGGCGGTAAGGCACTGCCCGAAGGCAACCTGAATGTGGTAAAGGTCATCAACTTTGTAGACGAAGAAGGCCAGCCCGTGACGATGGGTCAGGGTCCCGCTGGTCCCGCTGGCCCCGCTGGTCCCGTTGGTCCCGCTGGTCCCGCTGGCTCCGCTGGTCCCGTTGGTCCCGCTGGCCCCGTTGGTCCCGCTGG